TTCTCGTAAGCCGCACGTTTTTCTGTTGTATGATTACAACTAAATAAAGAAATTAATGATCCTAACAGATAAATCGGAGAAGAAGTAATGAAAAAAAGTATAAAACTTTGGAAAAGAACTGGAGTATTTAGATAATGGAACCTGATACATCTTTTTTAGTAAATCAATCAACTCTTGCTGACATACTTGGAATTTCTCAACCTGAAGTAGTCGGTTTAGTAAAAAAGGGATTGCCAAAGATAAGTCGGAGCAACACAAAAGCAAACGAAATACTCACTAAAGGAATGTGTGCAGTGGTATATTCGCTATAAATCAAAGACAGATGCAACTAAAGACGAAGAGAAAGAAGCCAGAATAAGAAAACTGAATTTAGAAAGTGATAGAATAGAGTTTGAACTTTCAGAAAAGCGACTTCAAATGATAGATGTATCGAAGATTGCAAGCATTTGGGGAAAGGTTCTTGGGGAATTAAAAACAAATATTCTAAATATACCAAAACAGATAGGCGCTTTATTCGATACTTTTGAAGATCACTACGATCTTGAAAAGACATTATCAATGGCTTTATCAGACACACTAAATCATTTGTCTAGGGCCGACGTTTTGATTGAGCAAGCATTTGGAGATGAATAATGAATTATTTTAATGATGATACTCATTTTGATCCTCGTAATTTAGATACTCTACAGATACAAGAAGATATGGAATTTTACAATAATTTGTATAGTTGGTATTCACACCAATTCATAATGAAGAACGATACACAAGCCGAAAAGAGAGCGATTACGGCTTATACTATTTCAGAGACTTTGAAGGCTATTTTATGCTTGTGTGCTGACCAATCTAATCAAAGTTTATATAACTCTATTCTTGATGAATTATGCCCTATCAAGCACACTGAAACGGTTAGAAAATATGAGTTTGCCTGTCCATAATCTACTTTCAAAGTCTTTAGAAGCACTCAGACCACCACCATTGATGAATGTATCAGAATGGGCTAATGAGTATCGTATTTTATCTTCAGAATCATCCGCTGAACCTGGTAAATATAGAACAGAAAGAACACCGTATTTACAAGAGATTATGAATTGTATTAATGACCATAAAGTAAAGATTGTTGTCTTTATGAAGTCGGCACAGGTTCGGCGCAACTGAAGCAATTGTCAATGTTATAGGTTATTTTGTTCATTACGATCCATCTCCAATCCTTGTCATACAGCCTACGGGTTCGATGGCAGAGGCTTTTTCTAAAGATAGAATAACTCCACTATTCCGAGATACTCCTGCTTTATCAGACAAGTTAGGAACTAAACTTCGTGATAGGAGTATGTTTGCCATCAATAATACGATTGCTCATAAAACATTCCCAGGTGGGCATCTTTCTATAATCGGTTCAAATAGTCCAACACAGTTAGCCTCAAGACCAATCCGCATACTGCTTATTGACGAAGTTGATAGGTTTCCTGTATCGGCACGGCAAAGAAGGTGATCCAGTTCTTCTTGCGTCAAAGCGAACGACAACATTTCGTAATAAAAAAATCCTGCTTGCTTCAACTCCTACTATAAAAGGTAGTTCTCGTATAGAGAAATCTTTTTACGAATCAGATCAACGATATTATTGGATACCTTGCGTTCATTGTGGTGCAAGTCAAAAGCTTGTTTGGGAGCAAGTAAAGTGGAAAGAAAACGACTTCAAGACGGCTCATTATCACTGTATTCATTGCGAAAAGGAATGGACTGATGCTGATAGATGGGAAGCACTTAATTACGGTGTATGGAAAGCAGAGGCACCATTTTTTGATACTGCTGGATTTCATATATCGTCGCTTTATAGTCCGTGGGTATCTATTGAAACTATTGTAAAAGAGTATTTTGAAGCAAAAAGAGGTGGAGAAGAACAAGTAAAAGGGTGGTTCAATACAACACTTGGATTGCCGTATGAGGAAGACCTACAGCAAACTCCTATCAAGAAAATGATGGATAGAGCCGAGGATTTTTCTATTGACAGAATACCCGATGAGGTCGTTTATCTGACTATAGGGGGAGATACACAAGACGATAGAGAAGAAATGACACTGCTAGGATGGGGACTGAAGCAAGAATGTTATGTTCTTCGGTCATATTGTTATTCCTGGCAATACAACTCAAAGCGAACTATGGCAAGAGGTTGAAAAGGTAATATCTAAAGATTATTTCAGAAAAGACGGTTCCATTATCAAGGTAGGTGCGTCGTGTTTTGACTCAGGTGGCCACGCTGTTCTACAGGTTTATGAATTTGCTCTAAAGATGACTCAGAAAGGATATAAAGTATTTGCTATCAAGGGAAGGCCAGGGAAAGGACCAGTATTTGAGTATAAAGCAAAATCATCAAAGACATATAAAGCCCATAGGTTTTATTCTGTTTCGGCAGATACAACGAAAGAAACTTTATTTTCAAGATTAAAACTACAGATACAAGGCGAAAACTATATTCATTTTTCTAAAACACTTGATATGCCATATTACAATCAACTGACCTGTGAAGTTCCTAAATGGGGACTTGTAAAAGGACGACCAAGACAAGAATGGATACAGAAACCAGGAACAAGAAGAGAAGCACCGGATTGTTGGAGATATGGGTTCAGTGCCCTTTATTCAGATAATCAGAGAGCCTACAATACATCTTGTGCCGATTATGAAGCCAGATTGAAAAATGAAGTGAAAGTAGAGAAGCCTAAAGTTCAAAAAAATGCTTATCTTGAGAAATTTAGATATTGATAATCAAATATCATCTATAAGTAATTATATAAAATAAAAAGTTTTTAGGAGATAGAATGGCAACCGTAACAAAGCCCCTTCACTGACTGAAACAATGAAGGGGCTTCTAACCAATCCAATAAATGAGGTATTGAAAATGGCTAATAGTATTTATAGTAACGAAAACCAGCATCATTTCAAAGTCTATGTAATGAGGTTTGAAGATAGACCAGAGTTTTACATTCGGAAGAACGACTAAAAAGAAACTGGATAACTATTTATCAGGTTCTAAGAAGTGGCAGGGGTTTTGTAAAGGAAAAGAAGTTATCAAGGAGTTTATTGCTTCATTTGATAATGAAGAAGATCAGGTGTCTTTGGAATACTGGTATAACCATTATGTCTATCCAGATAATCAAAACTGTTGGAGCAGAAAGAGCCCTTCAATAGTTTTGAGTGCTAAAATCAGTAAAATACAAAAAGAAAAGGCTGCGGCTGGTTTGTTAAATCTACAGCAACCTTATCATAGAGAAAATGTGTCAAAGATAGTTAGGCAGCGTAATCTTGATCCGGTTTTTGCCGCCAAGCGTCGCAGTTTAGTAAAAGAAACCTGGGAACAGCCTGGAAAAAAAGAAATACAATCAATCAAGTCAAAAGCAAATCAAATGGTAAGAATAAAACAAGGCACTCACAACTTTATTATATCACAACCGTCGATTGGAACGGTATGGATGAATAATGGCGAAAAAACAATTAGAGTTGCCCAAGATAGAGCAGATGAGTTTTTAACTCTTGGGTGGGCAATAGGTAGAATAAGGAAACCTTGATGGCGACAATCGACGAACAAATCACAGCACTGAAAGACGCATTAGCAACTGGTTCTAAATCTGTAACCATACGGAGATAGATCGATTGTTTATCGAGATGTTTCCGAAATTCAGCAAATTCTTTCTCAACTAATGTCCGAGAAAAACGCTGGTTCAAGTTCTTCAAGTCNNGATAGAATGGCAACCGTAACACAACAAGAGATAGATGCACTCGAAAGCGCGATACGAGCAGGCACAAAGACTGTGACAATGGCCGATCGTAGTATTACCTATCGCGACTTGAAAGAGATGCAGTCTATTCTTGCGTCAATGAAAGCAGAATTGTCGTCTGGTTCAAGTTCTTCAAGTCCATTTAATGTTATACAAATAAATTATAGTAGGGGTCTATAGATGAATATAGTTGATTCTATTGTTTCATATTTTAGCCCTATGGCACGGACTGAAAAGAAAGAATGCACGCGGTCTGCTAACTCGTTCTTATGATGCTGCTTCAACCAAGCGCAGGGTTCAAGATTGGAAAACTGTTAACAGTTCGGCTAATACTGAGGTGCTTCAAGCACTCGTAACCGTTCGCAATAGAGCAAGGGATTTACGAAGAAATAATGCCTATGCTGCAAAGATCGTTCAGAGTTTAGCATCAAATGTCATTGGCACTGGTATATTGGCATCTTCTAATGATTCCAATTTTCTTGCTTTATACAACACCTGGGCGGATTCTACTGATGCCGACGCAAATGGAAATACTAACTATTACGGAATACAAAAACTCGTATTTGAGAGTTTAGTTGAATCAGGTGAAGTTCTTATTGTTCGTCATTACGATAAAACGAAGATCAATCCATTAAGGCTAAAGGTATTAGAGGCCGACTATCTCGATCACACAAAGCACGATTTAGCAAAGAACTTGGTCCAAGGTGTTCAGTTCGACGGAGCGGATAATGTGACTGGTTATTGGATATTCTCCAATCATCCTGGTGAGGTAAGTAGTCAATCAACACTTGTTAATGCCGGAGATGTTATTCATCTCTATAGGGCCGATAGACCTGGGCAGGTAAGAGGAATAAGTTGGTTATCTCCAGTTATTATTCAACTCAAGAAACTATCAGACTTTGAGGATGCGCTGTTAGAGAAACAAATAATCTCTAACCTCTTCACTGGTTTTATCTATGACGCTAACGAGACTTCATCTTCCGCAACGACTGATACGGCTGCATTTGAGCCTGGAAGTATGGTGACGCTTGGTCCTGGTAAAACTATTGAATGGTCAAATCCTCCGCAACCTTCAGCACCTGAAAGTTATTTGGGTCATTCTCTTAGAAGTATAGCCGCTGGCGTGGGAATACCATACGAGGTACTTACAGGAAATCTATCTGAAGTAAATTTCTCATCTGCTCGTATCTCTTGGCGGTGAATTCCAGAGATTGATTGATGATTGGAGATGGAATTTAATTGTTCCGCAGTTTCTTGGTCGCGTCTGGCAGTGGTTTTTTGAAAGTTCAATGCTTGCAGGGTTGTATAGAGCCGATTTCGCTCCTGTATGTAATTGGACGCCTCCGAGGCGTGTAATGATCGATATTGCAAGAGAAGTTCCGGCTATTCTTTCAATGATTAGAACTGGACTAATCACTCCAAGCGAAGCAGTAAGAGAACAAGGATTTAATCCTGATGATTTCTGGAAAGAGTATTCAGATGATTTGAAGAAGTTAGACGAGTTAGGGATAGTATTAGAGGCAGATTGCAGAAAGGATTCTCAACGCAAGTCGGCACTGGCAAATCAAAACGATCAACAGAGCCAAACTCAATGACGATACTTTATTCGGTGTATGAAACCACCAATCTTTTGAATACTAAAAACGAGATAACTATGGATGAAAAGTCAATTATAGAGTTTATTAGTTCTCATTCTGTTTTTGGTGCTGGTGCTGCTGCTATATTGGCAATACTTTACAAGATATGGCGCATACTGAAAGTAGATAGAAAAGAGGATAGCCTAGACAATGCGGAAAGAAAACTTAGAGATGAATTGAGAGATGAAATAAAGGTTCTCAAAGAGGATATCAAGATACTGAGCAATGAAGTCAGAATATTGAGAGATACCCACATTCAATGCCAAGACGAAAATGGAGCACTAAAAGGCCGTATAAAATGGCTTGAAACTTGTCTCCGTTACTGCCAACTTAATCATCCTCCTGAGTGTCCGCTTATTGCTCATTTAGGCGAAAAACAGTTTAGAGAACTTATAGCAGATAGAGGAACTGATGAACAAAGTTAGCTCCATCATAACTTACATTATCACAATCGTGCTTCTATTGTCAGTATCCTTTCAGTTTTAC